AAAAGATATACGTCAATCGGACTTTCATGCCCTAATTTTAAGAAACGAAAAAGACGACTTGCAATCACTTGTGTCGGATTCATACAAGCTATATTCACAATTTGGGACTTATAACAAGTCGCAGAATGATATGACGTGGAACTTTCAAAATGGTGGTTGGCTGAAATTCTCGTATTACGCTGGGACGTACCAAGACTTTAAAACACGTTTCCAAGGTCGTCAATACGCTTACATTGCCATCGACGAGGGTACACAGGTAGAATATAAGAAATTCAAGTATCTCCTAACAAACAATCGTAATGCGTCACATATCCGAAATAGGTTTTGGATAACATGTAACCCTGACCCTGAAAGCTGGGTGCGTAAATTTATTGATTGGTGGGTAGACGAAGATGGCTACATTATCCCAGAACGTGATTGCAAGGTTAGATTCTGCTTTATGGATGGTGATACACCTGACCAAATCTATTGGGGTGATACGCGCGAAGAAGTTTACAACCAATGCTCGTCAATCATTGATTCTCTTTGGAAAGAAAGCTATGAGGAACTTGGGTACACCAAACTCGATATGTTCATTAAGTCTGTAACGTTCATTCGTGCGGATGTATCAGAAAATATAAAACTCATCAGTACGGATGCGTCATATATCGCCAACCTTGCACAACAGGACGAAGAACAGCGTATGCGTGACCTCGAAGCCAACTGGAATTGGAAAGCAGCAGGTGATGATTTAGTGAAAATTGCCGATTTGGAAGAGATTTTCCATAACGCAGAACAGCTTGATGACGAAGTTCACCGCGCGTCAGCTGATATAGCGTTTACAGGGGGTGATAATTTCGTAATGTGGCATTGGATTGGGCGACACACGAAAGACCTTGTTGTTATGCGACTTGATTCTAAGACGGTCGTATCGGTTGTTCAAGCGAAGCTAAGAGAATGGGGTGTTGAGGAGTGTAATTTCACATACGATATGCAAGGTATTGGACAATACTTTAAAGGTTTCTTTCCTGACGCAGTTCCATTCAACAACCAAGCTGCACCAATAGCATTGAATAGGAAAGAGGAAGAAGGGATTAAGTATTTGTACAAAGATTTGAAGTCACAATGCGCATTTTTGTTCTATACAGATATTAAGGATAAGAGCATATCTATTGAGCCTGCATTACTTGATAGAAAATTTAGCGGAAACGGGTTCAAAAACCTTCCGCTTAGGCAGATACTAATGAAAGAACGGAAATCGCTTAGACGTGACGATAAGGCTTCTGACAAGGGATTTAAGTTGCTCCCAAAGAAGCTTGCAAAGAGATACGTTGGACACTCACCTGACTTTTGGGAGAGTTGGTTCTATATAGAAATATTCAAATTGATTAAGAAGAAACATAAAAAAGCAAAGGGATTATGGATGCTAAGTTAAATTACAGAGAAATCCTTGTTAGAAGACCTTGGTGGAGAGTAACACCACGAGGATATATGAACAAGGCTGCAAACGAGGTAAGGGACGATTCAAACTATTCAGAAGATACAGAAGACCATTTGTATAGGGTCGCTGTAACACAATCTGACTTCTTACGGGAATACTACCCAACATCACACGCTATTTTTGATGAGAGAAAATACCCTGATGTGTACAAATATAATGAAACGGCAAAGAAATGGTACAAGCAGCCCATCACAAGAACGGCGTTTGCTTTTCAGCAGGTGATTGCAACAAAGCATACACTACACCTAACTGGTAATGACGTTCAATTTGAAATTGCAGATGGTGCGGTGTCAAAGGAGAAAGAAGAGGAATATCAAACGAACCTCATAAAATTCCGAAAGAAATGGCTGATGGCAAGCATGGAAATAAGAAATTTTGAAGCCGTCCGCTCATTGATGATTGTTGGTGAAGCAGCTGTTGTTGGGTACTTTAACAAAGGAAAGTTCGGAGCAAAAACATTATCATATATGAATGGTGATGTTTTATATCCTCATTTTAATTCTATAACAGGGGACTTAGAACTTTTCGCGAGGAAGTATTACGACTACGATGATAATGGTGTAGAGCAGACAGAATGGGTCGAAATTTGGGACGAGACCTATATATATAGATGTAAACGTGGTGTTGCAGGCAACAAAATCACAACCATCCTAAAAAAGGTGTTTGATATTGATGGATTCACTATCGTAAACAAGGAGCCGCATGGTTTCCCATTTGTGCCTGTCGCATATATACGCAATGATGATGGCCCATGTTGGCATGCCGTACAGAAAAATATTGAAGATTACGAGGAAGCATTTTCTCACTTATGCGAGAACAATAAAGCGTATGCGTTCCCTATCATGTATTTAAAAGGGAACGGAGAGGATATTGACATTATTGGAGATACAAATGGTGCTGCAAAGGTTGTTCAAATGGATGACCCCGACGCATCAGCAGGTTTCCTAAATGGGACAGACGCTTCAAACGCCTTTGCTACACAGCTGACGAAAGCATACGACCTTATATATGAATTGTCGTTCACCGTTAAACCGCCCGAATTGAAATCAGGTGATTTACCAGGCGTTGCACTGAAATTACTATATTCTCCAGCTATTGAGGTGGCAATGAATGATGCTCAACGTATGCAACCATTCTTAGATGTATTAGTTCAGATGGTTAAATATGGCGTTGGATTTGAAGAGAATCAAAAGGCAACATATATGGAGCTACCCATAAACGCTTATATCGAGGTATATGTGCATCAGAATGTAACAGAAATGATAACAAATCTTGCAACAGCTGTACAGAACAAATTTATCTCAAGACGTACAGCATCTGAACGAATCACGATGTATGCGAAGAACGATGAGTACGCACGTATCATCGAAGAAGAGAAGGAAAAGCAGCAGATGGATTTGCTGACACAGATAGAACTGCAAGAAAATCAGACAGAAAATAACATCGAACAACAAGAAGCTGTCGCAAGAATCAATAGAGGCAAAGGTGGTAGTGACATAAACCAACCTAAAGGAGGTAAAAAGGGAAGGCCAAACATGAGTGGCAAGACGTGGGATAAAAACAATAATTATTTAGGAGAAAATAATTGGGATAAATACAATAAAGCTTGAAAAAGTGGATTTTAAGCAATTTTCTTTCTGTTTAATTCATTGTTTCGGTTAAATTTAGTATATTTGTCGAGAAATTCGATACATTTATACAAGTAGTTTTTAGTTAATTTTTAATTTTATTTTGTTTGTCGGGGGTTGTGAGAAGGTCGGTTGCTTGCAACCCCCATTTTAAAGAATTTCATCTATGACACGTGTTTATTTTGAAAATTGGCTCATAACAGGGATGGGATTTAAGGAACACGAGGAAGAAGAACATATCCGCTCATTCACACTAAATGGTGGAACGCTGTGTGGCCACGAAAATATATTTATGGAAATATGCACAACCGTTCACTTCTTGCATATCTCATTCCAACTTGATAAAAAACATTGGGTGTTTTGGAAAGTGCGATGGGGAAAGCGCTCAATATCTCGCTCTGAACATCCGAATGTCGTATTCAATGAGTTTTTTAGGGAAAATGGAAAAATCATTGAACGATACGAATTGTACAGAGCGCAAAAGAATACATCTAAAATAATAGAACAATGACGGAACACGAACGCAGTACCAACTATGTGCTAAAACGAGCACAGGCACAACGAAACGCAGGCGACCATATTACAGATGTATTATGGAAAAGTGCAGAGAAAATAGTAAAATCTGTAAGGAAGTACCGACCATATTATCAGTCAAAGGTAATATCAGACCCAAAAAGGTTTGAGAAAGAAGCTGTAAGCATCATCCAAAATGCCGAACGTGAAATAGAAAGATATATCGAAGCGTATGCAAAAGCAAGCGTAAAGGTTCTAAAGATGGATAGCTACGAAGCAATAGAGAGTTATCTTAAGCAAAACATCTTTGGCAAGACCTATAAAGAGCGAAATAGCCAATATCTTCTCGATTTCGCAGAGGATATTGTACGATTGGTGAAGGCTGGCGTTGCTATGCGATATGATGAGAAGAAAATTATTAACGCTGTGAGAAGCTCGTATAAAGACCCATACGTCAACTCGATAATGACAAAGGCGGCAAACGAGGAAAAGATGGCGATGGTGATACCACATAGGGGACATGGTATATATGCAGCATCCTACGAAAATATCATTCGTAATGCGAAGAATACGATAAATATGGCATGGGGGATGCAAGAGATTGAATATGCAAAGCTACATAATGCAATAGCATATAGGACATACAGGAACTCGTCATACCCATGTGATATATGTGACGAAATAGCAAGCAGAGTACATGATATTAGTGAGGGTATGTTGATACCAGCACATCATCGATGTGTTTGTGGTGTCGAATTTATTTATAAAAAAGAGAAATAACGATGAATGAGATTATTTTTTCAAATCAAATCCGCAAAAGAGCAAAAGATTACGGATTGGCAAAGTCAGAGTACTTATGTTATGCAGCCATGAGAGCCGCAGGAATTAGTGTGTCAGACGCTTGGAATATGACCTTTCAGAACGCAGGACTGACATGGCCAAAGGAAAAGCTAAAAGAAGAGCAAGAGAAACTTGAAAATTTGGATGGCGTAAAGAAATTCATAGACGAACTCACAAACACCCAAAAACAAAGTGGAGAGTTAACGGAGTTCTCATCAGAGGAACTTGCAAAGGCAACGTCAAAGGAGAACATTCTTCGCGACTTGTTAAAGGCTCGAAAGCTTACGAAGCCATCATCAAAGGAATGGATTGATATAACGTCGAAGATTGCTGACTATGCGCGTATCAAACAAGACGAGATAAAGGAGGAGGACACCACCATTCATTATTATCTACCTGTG